TGGGGAGATTAAGTCCTTTAGAGTTTAGCATTTCTTTAATGTCATTCAAATTAACTATAATCATGTCCAGAGCACTTTCAAGAGCTAAGATTCGAGTATTCATGTCTCTTGATGTAACTTCTTTCTTATTTTAGATATTTTCTTGTTGAAACACAGAGAACAAATTTGACGTGGGGTTCCTGAGCCAGATCGCAAGTTCATATTTCCTCCCAATGTAACTCGTCCTCCCATGTAGAACTCGATTCTCCACTTGATCCAATAATCCCCAACCGATAAAGATGATCCAGTGTAGTAATCCCTTAAATCATTATCATTGGGAAATTTGCACATAATATAAAGATGGTTGGGTAAGTATTCTTCTTTAGGGTGATTGCATGTGTGCCTAAGATGGCTAATTTCGCCTTTTGTTGATACTTTGGTATAGCCAGGTTTCACCCTAATTGATTTAAGATGAGTAGAGAAAGTCCCTGTATCCTTTACCAGCACTACCTCACCAACCTTCTTCTTTTCCCATTTAGACATTTTGAGAAGTGAAAACTCCACGTTGTATAAAGAATCACCATAAGAAGATGACATGATAGTTGACAAGTTGGCAAACTGCTTGTATACTGACTGTTCAACTATTAAGCTAGGTGAGTTAACAAGATCAATTTTGTTCCTCATGATTGGGGTTGAGTAGAAGTCTTTTATCAGGTGAGGAACAGTTGGGCCATGATTATAATTACCAATATTCAAGAAGAGAGAATCACAACCATAAGATAAGTACATATCACATACAGCCTGTAGCATGCTGTAATCTATTCTGATAGACTCCTTGACTTCATCGAGAATCATTTCCACCCATGCTCTTTGCCTGAGTGATATCTTGTTGCTGTTTTTAATGTTATACTTTGTTTTGGAAGTGCATGAAGTAGGGGCAGAAACTAATATATTCTTATTGTAAGTAGGATCAGGATCAAGTTCATAACAATTTTCAACTTTAGAGATGAGCGAATGAAACCCAGGAAAGACTTTAATAGCAGGAAGCAACTTAACAATTTCGAAGGATCTTAATTGACTGTCAGCAAACCCATTGTGGATGACTTTTCCATATTCCCCTCTTCCTAAACTATAGAAGTTCCTGTAAGGATACTCCCCTTGTGTTACAGGGATTCTGTTCTGATCATCCCCAATGATTGTAAGCATCTCTAGAGGAGGGACTCGAAAACTATTACTAAATGGGATTTTCCAAGCTAAAGAAGATAGGTCTTGAGCCACTTGGACTGAAGGCTTGCTAAGATCAAGTAGTAATCTCCCTCTAAATGATTTGGAGAGTTTCGATAAGTACTGGAAGTATGATTCATCAAATTTCCTCAAGGATAGTTCTTTCTCATTGATCTTTAAGGTCACTAAAGTTGATGCTCTTGTGAACTTCGATTTGACTTGGTCTTTCAATGCTGTAACAGACGATTCATAGATTATTTGGGAGATGATTGGATCATATGGAATCATTGAAGTTAATGTCCTGTATAGGGACTCATCATTGGACCTCATAGTAATCATATCTAGGATACTTTGATTGTTGGTAATATCCATCAACTCTTGGTCTGCTTCTTTCATTAACTCTTTCTTCATGTCAGTATTCTTTCTCACTGGTAATGAGTAAGGATTATTTATCAGGTCAGAGAGAGGCCTAGATCGAATAGCTCTCTTGAGGATAGTCTCTAAGAATTTTGAATTAGGGTGATTCTTTAGGTGACAACAAAATAGTGAAAGAGGGTCTTCTATTCCCTTGATCATATGAAACTCAATAGGAGGAATAGGGTACCCTCCTAATATTGAAGGTATTGTTAATATTCTAGTATCTACATCTCGATAAATAGACCTGAAATGTATAAATGTCATATCCAGTGCTATCTTTCTAGAATTGAGGAGGTTGATTGATGGAGAAGATACTAGGTCACTGCACGAACTAAATATAGAGGAAACCACACTATTATCCCCTTTAAGATACTCATCACTTGTCACCATTGCTCTAGTCATCTTCTTAAGGTCTTGTGGTATCTCTTGCCCATTAAAGAACCTTCTTTGTAGGAATTCCCCAACGCAATTAGAGAACCAACAATCCTCTTCTTTAATTAAGTGACCATCTCCTCTGCATCTCCTAACTAAGTCTTTCCTGAATTTAATGAGAGCTTCTTCAGTTGTTTCTTTGACCATGACAGTAATATTATCTCCTGAAAAAGCTACTGAATAATCAGAGAAGTGGTCATTGAGTACTTTAGTGGTCACAGCTTTAGTCTTGGAAGACCAAAAATGTTGTGCGAACCCATTGGCACTGGAAAGATCAGGGTTATTACAAAGTTGAGGTCGCCCTCCTGGGTAAGTGAAAGTATGTAATGACCTCCGAGCAATGTCAATCATAAAGTTGAACAGCCCTGATGATCCAAATAATCGATTAGCATCCTGGACAAAGGTCCTGGTATTTCTTTCGGTGAAATACTTGTACCAATTTTTAAAATCGATAACTATGAAATGATAATCTCCTGATCTAAATTTAGTTAACATATCTTCTATTATCTCCTCCTTATCTGACTGACTAACAGTAGTGACATCTCCCTCAAAGTATTTTAATAAAGTCATAGCATTCTTATTTAGGTTTTGAAGAGCCGCTTTTGGTTTGAAACATGTAATTCCAAATTGACGGCCTTTTTCTTTTAACTCTTTATCTTTAAGAGCAAATTTGATGACCATCTCATCTGGACTAAATCCGTCTTTCGATTGATTTATGACTTCTTCTAGATCAAGGTGCTGTTCATTCAAGACGGCCATCAGGTAATTACGGTGTTTTAATGGTAATTGTTTTTCGTTAAGTAGATGCTTGGGAGGGCAAATAGCTCTGTCTTGTAACAGGTCCTGTATTGTCAATGAGTAATCCATATCAAAAGTGTGTCCAAATACCAAACTATCTAAGAATGGTACTACTATATCAGGAATCGGTTGGTTTAATGAGAGGTAAGCTTGGATGATTGGGTGGGCATATCTAGTCTTAGGGTAATGACCGTTTGCCTTAAAATACCCTCTTAAAATCTCCCACCTCCAATAACAGAGGGTTAAATTCAACTCAAATGGATCAACATCTAAATTAAATGAGCAGTTATGTTGGAATTCATCTTCAGCCATAGTTTTATCAACAGTGATATAGCCGAACATCTTGTATACCATACCCAATCTGAGAGTGTCTATAGGTCCCAGATTGGTATTTGAGAAAAATTCAAAGACCTTAGAATCGGGAAAAGGGTCCTTTGAATCATTATATAGCTCAGTTATTGTTACATTGGGGTCAGTTGAGTAGAGAGTCATCATGGGTATACTTTTTTGAATCAACCTGATCTTATCACCGTATTTCACAAAGTCTAGGTTGTAGGCATCTATCAAACCTTTGGTTTCATGTTGCAGATGGGTTAACTTCTCTAAATCATAATACATGAAAAGGCACATTCTGGCTCTTAAGTAGTCAACTTCATTACACAGCATGTTCCAATCGGTTATTAACTCTGGTCCCGATGTTGTTTTTAGTACTACAACGTCACCTATCTTAGAGAATGAGCTTGTCTCTAAAGTGTATACCAAGGACCACTGGAGCATTGCATTGTTTATAATTATCCAATTGTTTATTAAAGCTCTAGTAGTGAGGGAATAATCGCCATATGAAGGGGATACATTGAACTTCATCTTAGATAGATATGTTCTGTCATCTTCTACAATCTTTGCTATTTCCTTTGGAAGTATGGTATGAACCAGTTCAGGGTCATAAAGGCTCTCAATTAGAATGTGAGCGGACCTCTGATAGTTATGGTCAACATTCCTACAATTATTCTTATCGATGTAGAAGCTGATCTTCTCTGTTGTGATAGCTGAAGATAGTGTGACCGGTCTTGCATTGAAGTGTTTCTCCATTATTTCACTTTGTTAAATTATTTTGATCTAAAGAACAAATTATAATTGATTGTTACTATAGGAACTACTTATTTAAATAATTACCTTGAGTCAATATATCCAGTAAATTGGTTCTTAAGCACAAATATCAGTTCTTTCAAAAACGTCAGCACAAATAGCCAAGCTCCTATCATGGTAACCCAAGAGTTGATTACAGCTATAGCATTA